CATTAATTGTAACAGCATGTAGCATCAACAAGTTACTTGGTAACTGATGTGCTATATCAAATCTGCCTGTAGGTGTGTTGGTTAGTTGATTAAGAACTGCCTGCTCTGTAGCAAATCTCCATCTACATATACACAAAGATGACCTAACGACATCCTCATACATGTTAGAGGCTACCAATGCTTCAGTCGAACTACTTTCAAATGAAGTGATTGGCTCTGCACCAATAAGCACTAAGGCTCTTGATGCAATATCTAACGCTGAATTGGATGCCGTTGATGCCATTTAATTTTTAGTCACTATCAGTAGCAGTTATTGCAACACCATTGACTATGTCAACTGTGCTACCATCATTTGCATTAACATATGAATGTGACACAACCGGTGTTCCACCTGTTGCTGTAATACAAAGTATTACATCATTTACATTCAACATATTAGCTGCGTTATTGAAATAACCTGCTCCGTCAATAGTACCTTGAGCTTCTGTAGTTGAATAATACCAAAGGTTTTGACCTGAGCCACCACCGATACGTATTAAATTAGCTGCTTCAAATGCCATGATCTATCTCCTTATGAGTTGTTGTCAAGGACTTCATAGATACCATTGTTATCTATAACAACAGCACCCATTGACATCATTGAGGTTGCTAAGTGAGAAACTTTCTCAGGCACATAATTTAACTCAGTAGTTACATCTGCACCGATACCTAGACCCACTGAAGAAGTGTGGTAACCTATGTTCTTACCTGCAGTAACTGCACTAGTTGAGAATACTTTAAATCCTAAGAACTCTTTCATAGACATTCCACCTGCGTAAGGTAGATTTTGCTCTCCAACAAAGTCAGATGAAGCAAACTCTGTGATGAGGAATAAGTCAGCATATCCTTTAGGATTCATAGCTAAATATCTTCCACCATCCTCAGGAACATCTGCAGCACCCATTGTCTCAAATAATGAAAGCAAGTCTGCTTTTTCTAAAGCTGAACCTGTGTCATGTATTTGTGTTGCATTTGCACCTGCATCCATTGCAGTGATAAGTAACTCGTCAGTCTTACGACCTAGAGCAGCAGCAGCAGATTGTGCTACAGCTTGTCTTTCGTCTATGTTGGTCTTTAACTCATCCAATTTGTCAATGTATTCTGCAGCATAATAGTCTGAGAGTGTTACATCAACTGTGGTGTGAGTTAGTTCCATTGGTGTAATCATACCATTTCTTGATTTAGTTGAGGCAGAACCAGTACCAATCTTCTGAAAACGTACTGTGCTTCCATTCACATTGCTTACAGTACGGACAGTATTTCTTAATTTACTACCCATTCTTTGATAAGCTAGATGAACTTCAGTTTCAAACTGCCTAATAAAGGCTGTATCGATTGTATTAGCCATAATTAGATCTCCTGTTTAAAATTAAAATTACTCTTTTCCAGTTATCCGTCTTCAGCTTCGTCTGGTTGTCCGTTTGGGCCATCAGCTTTTAACAGGCTGTTCTTTATCCTTTATCAAAAATTTATCGTCTTTGCAACGTATAAATCTTAAAACCTGATAACCATTAATCATTACTGGCTCTTGTAGGATAGTAAAACCCAAAAAATCCAACCAATCTATAGTCCTTGTATGGTCTGCAGGTACTACATTTTCTAGCTGATAGTATTGTTTTTGAAAGTAATCTACGACTTTTTTACTCCAAAAAAGAAACTTTCTTGAATGATCTTCAATAGAATATGTTCCTAATGCCCATATCTTTCCAATCATATGCTCATAAACTGGTGTTACACCAAACATCATAGCAGGTTTACCATCAAGTATTACTGTATAAGTTTCAGCTTTATTTTCCCTAAAACCTGCCATCAATGCACGAAAGGGAGTAGCACCATGTATCATGCACTCCCTTACATCTGTATCTCTTAAATTATCCTGTAAATAATTTATGTGAGATATATGTGCTTCTACAATGGATTGCCCACTGTAGATTCCACTACCCGTAAAGTTTTTTAAAGTCATTATTCACCTGATCTACAAAGCCTCTATCTCTTCTAGCAGGATCATAATAACGTGGATCTCTCATTCTAGCCTCAACATCTTCTTGAGTCAGACCTGCAGGAACAGTAGCTTGATTTGAAATTGTAGTACTCTGCATTTGTTTCTGTATATATTCTACAGCCTTGATGCCTTCTGCAGATGTACCTAGTTGTGCTATTGCATCTTGCATTTCTGTTGGGAAAAACTTTTGCATAAAGAGTTGAGCAGACTCTACTCTTTGATTAGCATTATCACCAAGTTCTCGTTTTACTTCTTCTAAGTTAGGTTGCTGTGCTTCTTGATACTCAGCAAACTTATTAACCCAATGAGAAAACTCTTCTTGTGAGTATCCGTTTTCCCATGCATACTCAGCCCATTCTTTTAATAATGGATTGGTTGCAGCCTCTTCTTCGCTTAATACCTCAGGTATTTGGTAGTCACCTGCACTAGCAGGTCTTTGTGAGAAGGCTTCTTCTTCTAACTTTTCCTGCAATCTTTTTTCTATCTCTTCTTCTTTCTGCCCTATCTTTGATGATAACTCAGAATAAGATTTAGCTAGATCTTCAGGTGTCTGAAACTTTTCAGGTAACCATTCAGGTCTTGTATTGGTTTCTGCTACAGTCTCCGTAGGCGAGGCTGTGGAGGCAGAGGTATTGTCTACAGGAGTTTCTGTAGCAGAATCTTGTGCAAGTTCATTCATTTCTTTATCCTTTGTCCGTGATTGATTCTTTTAACAATAAGAGCAACAAGGTATCGTTGCCCTTCCAAATGCCTAAGTTCGGCATCAGTTATATTAGGCCCTGCTACTGCATCAACAGTAATGGACTTTAAGTATTGCAACACACTCTGACCTACAGGTGTATTGAATAATGCTAATGTATCTTGTGATAATTTTTCATCTTGTTCACGAGGTCGTTGGTATCCATCAACCCCCAAGTATTTCGGTTGGGCCACTTGGCATCTCTCCTTGCTGTGAGGCTTGTTGCATTTGTTGTGCCATCTGAACTAACTGCTGTCTCTCATCAGCATCTCTAATTAAGTTATCAGGCACACCAAATTTCTTTGCTAAGTACAGTGCAGTTTCTTCTGAGGATATAAGTATGTTTAATATCTCAGGGCCAAATGAACCTGCTACTGTCTGTAAAAATCTATTTAGAGAAACTATATCTTGATTAGATTGAGCTTGTGCTAGGGGAGAAACACTTCTAATCTTTACTTCTCTTCCGTTCACTGTAGGCATTTCTATTCGGCCCTGTTGCCTGAGAATGTAAATCACTCTCTGCAATAATGGCTGAACCATTTCAGCTTGCAATCTACCAAAAGCAGAACCTATTTTTCTTGATAGATCAGCCATACGTTCAGCAACTTCTGTAGCAGATGCAGGTGTCTTATTAGGATCACCTAGCATATCATTATACAATGCCCTCTTAATATTGTTTCTCATATCATTTAAAATAAGATTGGCTACATCAAAAGATCCTGCCGCTCTAATTGGCTGTAGTCCTTGAGTATTTGGTGCTTTAGGAATGACAGTTCCAGGGACTAAGTTAATAGTATCTACATTGATTACACCATCATCATCTATCTGATAGATGCCTGATATAGCCATCTGTGCATTTTCAAGAATCATTTCTATAGTTAAGTTACAGGTTTTAATTGCACTTAATGCATTTACTGCAGGGCCTCTACCATATATCTCACCACTAGCTTTACTCCATCTAAAAGCTATAAATGGATTAGAACCAACACCTTTGTATATTTCCTGCATAATTAATTCTTTATTAGCCATGTCAATGACCATGTAAGAATACTTTTCTTCATTTATATCATCATATAATTTGCAAGACACTTCTAGTATTTTGCATTTGGAATCAGGATAATTATTTATTCTTTGTAAAATATTAGGAGTTAATATTGCTTTTGGATAAGCTATCATAATATCTGAGTTCTTAATCATGCGTTCTCTAAATACATGATCTACCCTACCATCAGGGCCAGTATCTAAAACAACATGAGGCAATGGGATAGATTGAAATCTTACAGGATTAATTGCGTCACCCTCTGTAACAAGTATGACTGCAGTACCTAATGCAAGATCTATAAAACATTCATGTATCTCTTGTGCAAAGTTAGATGTTTGCAATATCTCAAATACATAATCAGTAACAGCATCTAATGCATTATTAACATCATCACGTTCTGCTTCAGGAACTTCTGTGCCAGTAACAAAGTCTGCCCATCTAGCAAAGTTAGGTGTCAACCCTGCTTGAAGTCTTGATGCAAACTCTTGTATACCAACAACTGCAGTTTCATCAAAGATCTTGTCATCTCGTCTCTGGCCGGGGGTATAGTTTTTAAAGCCTTGTCTTTGTGGAAGACAATACTCAAAAATCTCGTCATAAAGCTCCTCAAACTCTCGCCTGATAGTAAGAGCCTTCTCGTATCTTTGGATCATACCCTCTGCAGTTTTTTCATGCATTACTGATTATACTCATTGTAAAAGCCAATACCACCACCTGAACCACGAAGAAGTGATCTACGACCTGACCCCTTACGTCTTCTAGTAATGTTTTCTTCAAGAACATCTTGCCTAGCTTCAGTTCTTTTTGCTGTCTCTTCTTCTTTTTGAGCTTCTCTTTCCATCTCTTCTTCTTTTTCTTCAACTGTAGGCTCTGGAGTTCTTGGCCTACTACCACCTATACACATAGCAATCTCCTTACATTCTTGCCCATAAACCTTGACGTCTAGCCTGTTTAGGTCTGCGATTAAATACATCATACTCTACTCTTGCATTAAATGTATCTATTTTTTTTCCCATACCTAATACTTGCCTTCCCTCACCTGCACCCAACATAAGATACTGCATAGCATCATGTATATGTGAGTACCTGTCTTTGAGAGGTTTATCTTCATATCGCTCTCCTGAAACCTGAAGTCTGCGATATTGATAACCACCCTCAAACCCTTTTACCAATTCTTTACACCTAAAGTCAATTAAAATTCCTGATAAGCCATCTACCATCCTATTCAATACCGAAGAAACCGACTCTATTCTTAGTGCAACATCATTACTATTTGTAGGTCTAGCAGTTAATCCTGCACCCCTTAATATCTGAAAAGGTGTAGATTCATCTGTCTGTGATCTAAAGTCACCTGCAGGATCACCAAAAATATTTACCTCAAGGTTGTTATACCTCGTAGCTATTTCTGCCCTAAGTAGTTCAGCAAATCTTACAATCCCCATATCAAATGCTACAATCTCCTGTAGTATTAACCATCTACCTCGAACCTTTTGCCCAAAAACAGCAGCAGGTGTAAGACCAAAGTCAAGACCAATATACAGTGGAACTCCA